AACTTAAGAGTTTAGAGGATAGTTACAACCAATTAGCAGAGAAACAGGCTTTATTACAAGCAGAGCTAAAAGAGCTAAAAGCTGGTAACATAGATACATCAAAATATGAACGAGAAGTTTTAACAGCTAAAGGTAAACTTGAACAGCAGTTACAAGAATACTTAGAGAACCCAATTAACTTAGAGAAGCTTGAAGAGAACCCTATGTTCAAAAGTGATAGAAAAGGTTGGTTACAAAAACTAGCTATATCACCTACTACTAAGTTGTATGAGAGTGAAAACCCTTATATTAGAAGTTTGGTTAGTGTGTTAACATCTCCTATAGTTGATAAAGAGAATTTTGTAGGTAACTTAAATGCTAGAGCTATGGCTAGAGCAGAGCAAGAGGAAGCTCAGAAGTTGTTACATCAAATTGATAGTGAGTATAAAGCTTATGTTGAAGCTGGTGGTAAAGAGTTTACCCAAGAACAATGGTTTCACGAAGTAGCTTATCAAAGAGCTAAACAGATTGGTAAACAAAAGCAAGACTTTATAGCTACAATACCAAACACTAAACTTGATGGTGAGGATATGGCTGCTAAGATAGATGGAGCTTTAGAAGGTTTATCTTACAAGTTTGAACACGATACACCACAATTAGCTAACTCTATGAGACTTATGGAGGATTACTTCCATTCTATGGCTAAGAAAGGTAAACAGTTAGAACTTAAAGGTTTACTGAAGGCTAAGGCTGGTTATGTAACTCAGTTGTATTCTGAAAGAAAAGCTATTGAGATGGGTGAAGAGAGCTTTGTAAAACACTTAGTTAAAGCACAAAAGAGATATGCTCTTGACCATCACTTACCAGTTGATGAGGTTGAGTTTAAAGCTAAAGCTACAACAGCTTATAAGACAGCTCTTAGTGAGAACCAAAGATATGATAGAATGTTTGGAGACTTTGCTCCTGACAATACTAGAGGTGGTTCATCAAGAACACACGAAAGGTCTATAAGAATCTATGAGGACGATATGGCTGAGGTGATGGACGAAAAGACAGCTTTAAATACTATGGTATATGGTAGGTCTATGGGTGGTAAATTTGCCATCAAGAAATTCTTAGGTGCTGAGAACAAAACTGAGGTTGCTGAGGCTCTAAAACAAATACCAGGTATAACTGATGAGGACTTAAAGAACATTAAGGCTATTGTAGATACAATAGGTGGTTATAGAGAAGCTGCTAAGTACGAAGATAAACTAGAGAAGTTTCTACACGGTGCTTCTACATTAAGTTCAATGCTACATATGTTAGGGTTTGGTCTATCATCTATGACTGAGATTAGTAATATTGTATCTAATACAGGGCTTAGAAATACTTTAAGTAACTTATCACCAAGTTTCAAGATGACTATGAAGGCTTATAAAGGTAAACTTACAGAAGATGATTATATCCATATGAGTATATTGTCTGATATTGGTATGGGTAAATTCCAAACAGCTGTGAATAGATATGATGTTGAGGGCTCTATAGATAACTTAGGGTGGATACAAAGTAAGATGGACGATATAGTTCAGAAAGAAGCTAAGATTAGTGGTTTGATGTTATTTACTGATTGGTTTAAAGTAACAGCTCAGATGGCTTCACACGACTTTATAGCTAAAGCTGCTAAAGACATCACTAAGATTTCTAAGGCTGATAGAAAGAGATTACAAACTATAGGTATAGATGATAAAGCTCTTACTAAACTAAACAAAGTTATGTGGAAAGATGGTAAGTTCCAAGGACTTAACAAAGACAAATGGGGTGATGAACTTAACGAGCAAGTTGACCTTGCTACTAAACAACAAGTGTTTAACTCTATCTTACACCCAGACGGTGCTACATTACCTAGAGTGATGACTGAGGGTGCTTCAAGTAAGACAAGAATACTTAATGATACTGTGTTTAAATTCCTTAAGTTCCCAGTAGCTTCATATGAGGCTCTATTACTTAAAGGTTTAAATAACTTTGATGCAAAAGTAGCAACAGGTACAGCGTTAAATGCTAGTCTATGGGCTGGTATATTGTTAGCTAAAGATAAGTTAAACAACCCTGATAAACCTAGATATGACTTGGATAGTGATGAAGGACACCAAAAGCTACTTCAAGATACTTTATTAAATATGGGTATTACAAGTGGTCCTATGGTTGGTATCAACTTTGGTAGTGCCTTAATAAAACAAGAGTCTATACAAGGTTACAATAAGACATTAGGTGACTCTGTTGTATTTTCAGATATTAACAGATTGTCAAGAGGTGATGTTCCGATGAATGTTGGACCATTGAAATTTATGAAGATTTTAGAGAACTTAGATTTAGTAAATAGCACATATGAGACTAAACTAAACTTTAAGAAATCATATCACTTAGGAGGAGCAGATGGCGAGTAAAGCTAGTCTTGATGCTCTTAATGAGTTACACGCAGCAGTAGCAAAAGAACTAAAGGCGAACTTAGATGACCCTAAGGTTCTTGCTAATGCTATTAAGTTTCTAAAGGATAATGATATTACAGCAGACCTTATGGAAGATGATAGTAGTGACTCATTAGGAACAGCTATAAAAGAGCACTTAAAGATGCCAAGAGTAGATAAATTATCAGTTGATGATATGCTACAAATGGCTTGTTAGGTTTACAGAGGACTCTTAGGAGTCTTCTAATAAGTCTATATACTTAGGAGGATTAAATGAAAGTGTGTAAAACTTGTGGTATTGAAAAACCACTTGAGGATTATTATAAAGGTAAGAACATTTGCAAGATATGCTTCTCTGAAAGAGAGCGTTTAAGGTATCACGAGAAGATGAAGAACCCTGAGTTTAAAGCTAAGAGAGCATCTCAGAAGAAACAATATAGTGAAACACCTAAAGGCAAAGAGGTACAGCAAAAAGCTGATAAGAAACGAGGTGGTACTCATAAAAGGTACGAACAGAATAGAAACAACCATCTAAAGAGAAAATACAATCTTACTATTGAAGAATGGGATAAGATGTATAGAGAACAGAATGGTAAGTGTGATTGTTGTGGTGACCATATCAAGGCTAAAGATATGTGTACAGACCATAATCACGATACAGGAGAGGTTAGAGCTTTACTATGTAGTAATTGTAATACAGCAGCTGGGCTTTTAAAGGACTCTCCAAGTAGAGTTATGAAATTATATAGTTATTTAACTAGGAGAGGTTATTATGGAGAACACTAAAAACTTAGAGCTATTGTCTTTATCAGAGTTTAAAGTATTTCTAAAGTTATGTTGGGAGCACTTAAGACTTCCTGAACCAAGTAAGTTACAATACCATATGGCAGACTTCTTACAGGAAGGACATTCCAGAAGTGTGCTACAGGCACTTAGGGGTGCTGGTAAAACTTATATTACAGGAGCATATGCTGCTTGGAGGTTACTACGAGACCCAAACGAGAAGATACTTATTGTATCACAGTCAGGAGGGCACTCAGATAATATCGCTATATTTATTCGTAAATTGATTGAGTCTATGCCTATATTACAGCATTTAAAACCTGATATGAGTAAGGGACATAGAACATCTAATACCAGTTTTGATGTGAATGGTTGTGAGATTACAGTACAACCTTCACTAAGAGCCTTAGGTATTACAAGTCAGTTACAAGGTAACAGGGCTTCCTTACTAATATCAGATGATGTCGAGGGACAACAAAACTCTGCTACAGAGATGAGAAGAGAACAGCTTAGAACACAGACAGCTGAGTTTGAGGCTATTCTTCAAACTAATGATAATGCTCAAATACTTGTATTAGGTACACCACAGAGTGCTGAGAGTATCTATAATGGCTTCAGGGAAGATGGTTATGTAACTCGTATATTCCCAGCAAGGTATCCAGAGGAAATCTCAGTATATGAAGGATGTTTAGCTCCTTATATGCTTGAAGCTATGGATAGAGACCCTAGCATTATAGGTACTACAACAGAACCAAGGTTTACTGAAGAAGATTTGATTATGCGTGAGAACCGTTATGGACGCTCTGGTTTTAAATTACAATATATGTTGGACACTTCACTAAGTGATGCTGAGAAGTATCCGTTGAAACTGAAAGACTTGATTGTAACAGACCTAGATACTTTTGAAGGTCCAGCGAGTATCACTTGGAGTAGTGAAGCTTCTAAAGAAATCGCTGATATTCCAAACATAGGGTTTAGAGGTGATAAGCTCCATAGACCTGGAACTATCTCATATGACCTCAAGAAATACGAAGGTGTTGTATTAGCGATTGACCCAGCTGGTACAGGTTCAGATGAGATGGGTTGGGCTGTAGTAGCACACCTATTAGGTAGATTGTATGTGTTGGACTTCGGTGGTCTTCGTGGAGGTTACAATGAGAGAAACCTTATGGAACTCTCACAGATAGCTAAGAGATACAAAGTAAATGATGTATATGTTGAGGCTAACTTCGGTGATGGTATGTTTAGTTCATTACTAGCTCCAATATTGAATAGTATCTACCCTTGTAACATCGAGGAAGTTAAAGTAAATACACAAAAAGAGGTTAGAATTATAGACACATTAGAACCTATAATGAACCAACATAGACTTGTATTCAATTACAGTAGTTGTCTTCAAGATGTTACAACAGCTCTTAAAGACCCTAACAATATGATGTATAGCCTTATGTTTCAACTATCACATATAACTAGAGATAGACAATCATTGAGACACGATGATAGACTGGATGTATTAGCTTTAGGTGTTAGTTATTGGTTAGAAAGAGATGTGTTAGAACAGAATCTTGATAATGCCTTAGCAGCTTATAGGTCTAAACAGCTTGACAAACAGCTTAGAGACTTTAAAAAGAGCTTTAAAACTAATCCTTTATATGGTGGTAATAATATTAGTTATAATTATAATAAACCTAAGGCTCTTAGAGGATTAAGAGGATGGAGTTAAATCCTCCCTGAAGCCCTTGGTTGTGGGCTTTAGAGTACTTTTTGTTATTTGACTGGACATAATAGGAAGAACATAACGAACAGAGATAACAATCTTAAACCTCGTAATGAATCAATCCAGCCTCAAGTATGGTACCTATATAGTGTCTTGAGGAGCCCTCTTGCCTCCGAGGGTTCTTCAAGTTACTTGCTAGGATGGCTATACACTATGTTACAGCTAAGGGATAACACAGGGTACTTACAGACTACTAAACAGTCTGTATGCCTGTAGGGTCAGCGCCTCCTTGGTAGTTAGGGATGAGCTCCTCGTAACCTCTTGTGTGTAGTCATTTACTTGGGAGCTGGAAAAACAAAAACAACAAAGAAAAACATCTTAAACCTCTGTTAGGATTCCTTAAGTGTCTACAAGTATCTTGTATCGCTGTTAGGATTCCTACAGAACCTTTGTACATCTTAAGACTTCTAACGAAGTCTATAGGATTATCACTATTAATTACCTTTGTAATCTATTATAAGTGATACTTATAGTGACTCAAAAATACCTCAGGGATTCCAAAGGGTATCATCATAAACTCAGAGCCTCAAAGTCCCCGTAGGGTCTTCAAGCACCTTCAAGCACCTTCAAGCACCTTCAAGCACCTTCATCGCTTACCATAATGTACCTTAAGATATCCTTGAGATGCCTTAAACTTTCTTTAAGTATCTTTGAGATGTTACTTTATTACTCATATTACTTACTATTGTTACTATTCTACACATCTTATAAAATCTCTAAGCCACTCCACGAAATCTTAAGCTACCTTTAAGTATTTTTATGGTGTCCTTTATAGGTTCTTATAGGTTCTTATATCCTTATAGTATAGAATCCCTAAACCACTCCACGATATTTTGTAATTCTTTTATAATCTTTATATACTTTAAGCTTACTTTAAGCAATGCTATATTATAATTACACTATCCAAAGCAACTAAGGGTTATCCTTTAGAAGCTTTGAGTTATTTTACTTTATAATGTTAATCTATTAGCGACAACCTTTAGGTATCCGTTAAGTATAACTTATTATGTGGTAGTTATACAATATCAACAAGTGAGTTAAAGAATTTTGAAATTCATCAAGATTTTAAGAATAGATTAAGATTATAGCTGGTATAATTACACTGTAACTTGAAAGAGTTACTAAGTTCTTTAAGAGTTAAATGGTATCTGAGACTTTAAATATGATACTAACCATTTATTGTAATTAACTTTATTGTATTTCACAATATAAACTATTACAATTGTTATTGTTAATCCATCAAATGGTGGTTGCTAGTGTATAAGTAAAAGCTAGTGTAAAAGTGGTATGTCGGACTATCACTTACAAAATAAACTATATAGCTATAATAAACTGTAGAACAAGGGCTATATAATGTTAAATACTATTATTAAGAGTATAATCAGATGCTTTTATCGTGGTATTTACTAAAGTAAAGAATAATTAAATGAATAACAAGGAATAAACAATGATGAATAAAGAAAGAATAACAGAATGCTTAGTAGCATTAGATAATGCAGATACTAGCAGTAAAGCCTTACTAACAGAGGCTATAGCAACGATAAAAACAGGTAATAGTGTAAAGTCTATGGTAACAGCCTTAAACAATCAAATTCAAGAGGTAGCAGAAGAACTACACAGTCCTAAATCTTTTGTAAATCGTGCTAAAAGAATGGTAGCACTAGCAGGGGTTATAGTAGATACTAATCTTTTTGTAATACCTGACAGACTTAAATTATACAATATAGAAAAAGCAGTGAATCTTATGAAGCATTTACAGGATAAAAATGAAACAACTAAGATTAAAACGGTTAAAAATAAGCTAAATAAAGTTAAATTTAAAGATGATGGTTCTATGTTCCCTAAGGCTAAAATAAAAGTATATAATGATGATTATGAGATGGTATTGAAAGAATTATATAAAGAGTTTAAGTTAGCCCAAACAGATGAAGGTGCTATCATTGAATTAAAAGCTAGTCAAGTTATCAGTAACCTTAGTAAATTTTCACAAGAAGAATTAAAAGCTATTATAGAAGCCTCACAAGCCCTTCTATCACCTACAACAGATGAAGAGTAGCCTAAAGCCTCTTTATGGTTTCTAGGTGCTTTAAAGCACCAATAAACACTATATAAACAAAGGAAAACAATGAAAACACAAGCAGAATGTATTGAAGCATTAAAGAATGGTGCAACACTTATAAATCCTCAAGGTTTCACAGTATATTTACATAATGGAAAGCAAATCAAATCAAATATAAAGAGGTTACATAAAGATTATAGTTTTGATAGCCCTCATCTATGGAGAATAGTTAATGATGATAACTATAAGGCTATAGGAGTAAGTGAAGAGGCTTCAAATAATATTATATTTAAAGCTATAGATTGTTTTGTACTTTAATACAAAATAAATGCAAATCTTAAGAACAACTTAAGAGAAGACATAATAGAAAGAACACTATAAGACTCTCTCTGTATATACATCTATAAGATACTTAAAGAGTCTATAAGATAATTACTATAATAATAATAATAATAATAATAAAGGAATAACAATGAAAAGAATAAGACTAAGTAAAGCAGGTATGTTGTGTAATAATAAAGAGTTTAGAAGAGACTGTAATGAGCTTAGAAAGCTTATAAACACTTATAACACATTAGATGTTAAATGGGATATTACAAAGATAAATGATTATGCTTATGATATTTCAGTACAATGTGAAGTAATGATGGATAAATATAAAGTATCTTTAAGAACTCTAATGGATGTCGTAAGAAGTTCATCAGCTACTATAAGAAAAATAACTGTTGATTACCCTATTAAAAAGCGTAATACTAGAGCTAAATCAAGTTACCTAGTGGATAGAGTACATTATGCTAGGCTTATCATAGATGGTTTAAAGACTTATAGGGAGGTAGCAGAACAAACAGGGTATCACTACCAAACTGTATGGCATTGGGTGAAAGATTATAAACTCTATGGTAATGGTATGATTGATAATGCCATAGCTTTTAAAAGAACTCTTATTGTAGGAGCTTAATGATGGAAATCGTAGAGGTAGAATGTCCAGCAGACAGCGAAGCAATAACAGTATATGCTTAATAACAACAAGGAATATAACAATGAATGAATTTGATATAATGGTAAAGAAGCAAGAGGAACTTGAAGAGCTTAAAGCTAATGTTCCAAACCAATTTATAATTACAAGCTATGAAGAGCTTAAAGCTAAAGTAAGATACCTAGAGGGATATTGTCCTAAGGTATCCTTAATGAAATCTGCAAATGGTAATGATGTTCCAAACCAATTTATAATTACAACCTATGGTAAAACTATATTCCAGAGTTACAATAGTGTGATTGCTATTAAATATAGTGATGGTTCAGTAGTTCTAGGTGAAGATTGGGATTACTCAACGACTACAGGTAAATATCGTAATCAATTCTTAGGTGAAGGAATAGCTACTACAAGAGAGAAGATAGCTAATGGTACATATACAATAGATAGGAGTTTGTAATGTTACTTAAATATGAAAATGCAAAGCTAAAACAGCAACTTATCTTCTCAATTCCTGTATCTATGGATATATGTGGTAGACAATGTCAAGGCTGTTATGCCTTGAAGCCTCAAATAAGATATCCTAATGTACTTGAAGGCAGGAACAGAACCTATGAGATTACTAAAGGTGATTTATTTGTAGAGCTTATGAATAATGAACTTGTTGTTTGGGATATGAAGCTTAAAAAGAAGAATGTTAAACAAAGAGTTGTAAGAATTCACGAAGCTGGTGAGTTTTACTCTAAGTCCTACATCAAGAAGTGGATGGAGATAATAGAAGCTAACCCTAACTGGACTTTCTATAGCTTCACAAAGAGGCTTAATGACTTCCCAAAAGCTTTTAAGAAGTTTAGAGCATTACCAAATGTTATGATAACTGATAGCTTACACGATGGTAAAATAAACTACGGTAGCCACGAGGGTGGTGGATTGACTTTTAAATGTCCAGCTACCTTTAGCGATGTTAAATGTAGCCCTGAGATATGTACTTGGTGTTATCAACCAGATGGTGCGTGTAAAAACGGAGTGTACTTTAAACAACATTAAGGAGAAGATGATGGGTATAACATTAACATTGATATTTACATTACTATTTGGTTGGTATGTAATTAGTTTAATTTAAGGTGCTTAAATGGGTGTATGGACTGATGATAATAGATTTAACCAAACAGGTTACTCAGGGGCTACTATATTCCCTGAACCTAGTGATTACATAGATAAGAAACTGTTTGAAGAGGATTTAAAGAAAGCTAAGTACCGTGAGGAGAGTCATCGAGAGTTCTTAGATGACCTTAGGGAAGAGACTAGAATGGAAGCAGTTTGTGAAACTAGAGGAGATTGTTATTATGACTGACCAACAGTTAATACATAAACAGAAGATAGTAAACAGGTTGTATAGTGATAAAGTTAAAGATGAATATGTACAAGGAATAAGGATATGAGAAAATATAGTTATAGTTATGAGGGTTTGGATAGAGGTAATGAGGTTACAAAACTTAAAGCCTCTTTTGATATAGATAAAGATACTGTGTTACTTGAGGTTGGGTATCACGAGGTTATATTACCGTTAGAAGTAATAGATGACTTACATTCAATGAAGGGATTTATATATGTTCAAACAGCAAAAAGCTAAAACCTATGGTAAAGATAAAATCAAGGACTTAACAGGTACTTGGAGATTATCTAAAAAGTACGATGGACATCAGGTGTTTATAGAAAAGATAGGTACAACTGTTAATTTCTACACATCGAACCACAAACAGTTTAACATAGAGGTCATTAGGAAGCATTTAAGCACCCTAGAACACGACTTTGTGCTTATAGGTGAATATCTTTATGACTGTGATGGTAAACTAGGCTCAAGAGCTACTAGCACAAAAGTTACAACATTCAGAACTAACTTTGGTAAGGGACTAGAAAACCCTAAGGAACTTGAAGAGAAGTCAAAGATTATGATATTTGATTGTATTCCAATCTTTGGTGATGGTGCTGCTTTTGATACACCTTATGACCAACGGATTATCTTTATGCAAGAGAAAGTGGATATAAACATACCACAGCTTGAACACGAGGAGGGGATTTTATGTAAGTTACAGGACGCATTAGCTACTGTTGATAAATGGGTATCTGATGGTTGGGAAGGTGGTATGTTAATCAGACCAGACAGTACCTACCACTATGGTAAGAGAGTTCATCACGCTGTAAAACTTAAAGGAAGACATACAGCTGACCTACTATGTATAGGTACAACAGGTGGTGAAGGTAAATATCAAGGAATGATTGGTTCTTTGACTTTACGAGATAAAGCTGGAAGAACTGTAAGTGTTGGGAGTGGGTTATGTGACATAGCTAGAGATGAGCCACCAGAGGGTTTCATAGGTAAAGTTATTGAAATACAGTATGAAAGAATAGATGAAACTTATATACAACCAGTATATATAGGAACAAGAGCAGATAAAACAAAAGAGGAGATAGATTAATGAAGAAATTATTACTAGGAGTAGCTTTAGTAGCTGCATTATTTACAGGATGTGATTCGGATGCTAGAGTAGCCTCACAGAACTTATCAACCAAAGCAGATATGTTCGAGCTAGAAAGAAGGATTGTGTTTTACAATGGTATCAATGGTGAATATATACTCACTATAGCTGGTAGATGTTCAATAGAAACGACTGGTAAGAAATTAGCAGTTACTTGTAAGACTGGAGAACATTCATATAAGAAGCATTACTTAGGGCTTTCTAATAATGTTACATACTTCTCAGAGCAGTTAAATGATGCAAATGTTAGTGTATATCATTATAGAGTGACATTCAAACCACAAACAATATTAAATGATATAGACTTCAGAGGAAGTTTGATTGATACACCAAAATTAGATAATAAGGACTTTAGATAATGAAAAATGGAATAGGAAGTATAATAGCACTTATAGGTATAATAGCATTAGTGTTTGCACAAATTACAGGTATAGGTACTTGGTTATATACTTGGAGTACAGGAGTTGCTTTAGGAGCTTCAATGTGGGCTGGGTTTGTTATTTGGATGAAGATGATGGGTGCAGGTGTTGTAGTAGTTGGTGCTGGAATAATATTAAAAGATTAAGGAAAATAAAATGAATAAGATACAAAGATTAGCAGTAGGTCAAATGATTGCATTTAATTACACAGATAAAGAAGGTAAAACAAGCCTTAGAGTAGCTACAATAAATGAGATACAAGAAGAAGGTGCTTTATGCTGGTGTATGCCTAAGTTAAACTACAGAAAGTTTCTTTATTGTTCTATGAGAGATATTGTTATTATAGAGAACCAGAGTGAAGTTAAACAACCAGTTGGTATAGGTACTATAGTATATATCATAACTAATGGTAATATTACAGCTTTTGATATATCTGCTATTAATATTGATGGTGATGGTTATTTATACACTCTAACAGATTCTGAAGGGTCTGTAATTGAGATTAGTAATCCTAGTCACTTCAACACAACTAAAACAGCTTGTGCAAATGAATGGTTAAGAGCTCAGGGATTACCTGAGATAGCTAAGGAGGCTTAGATGAGTGCTGGTGCAGCAACAGGAATAGCATTAGTTTTAATTATAGTTTTAGCTACTGTATTCAACCTTGCGATTTGGAGCTTTATTATATGGGCAGCAGCTAAGTTAGGTTTTATTGAGGCTTTTAAATGGACCTATGTGTTTGGTGGTATGTTACTTACTTTTGTTATTAAGGCTATTAAATAATGAAAGTAGAACTATTACACAACACACCACTTTGGGTAGCTGATAAGGCTATAGGAAAGTGCTGGAATAAGCCAACACCTAATGTGGTAACTTATATTAAAGATGAGTTTGGTGTCCCTCCTTCTGACTATAAGAGTGTTAAACCAGGATGTAACACAGAGCGTATAGAACGAGTTGCAAATAAAAACAAACACGCTAGTACCATAGAGCATCTAAACTATACCTTTGATATAGATGGTATTAGTAGAGCTTGTCTTCAAGAGTTGGCAAGGCATCGTATGGCTTCTTTAAGTGTTAAGAGTACAAGATACACTTTGAAAGAACTTAAAGAAGAAGAACCTTTCACACCTACACCAATGGGACAAGACCTTCGTGTATTAAGTGGAAAGATTTGCTTTAAAGATACTGACATATATAAAAGAGCTTCTAAATATCTAGTTATGACAAACGAGTACCTAGTAGATTACAGTTCTATACAAGCTTTAAATAATTTAAGAGATACTATAATTAAAAATGTAGCTAACGATAAAGCTAAATATTGTATGCCAGAAGCCTACAAAACATCTTTAGTATGGACTATAAACGCTAGAAGCTTACAGAACTTCTTAGCACTTAGAACATCTAAAGCAGCACTAGCTGAAATACGAGAATTAGCTTATGAAGTGTATGAGAGTCTACCTGAAGACCATAAGTTTTTATTCACTGAATGTGTTACAAATAGTGACAATAAATAATAGACAATAAAGGAACAACAAATGTTAATATTAAAAAATGAAATTAAAGAAGTATTCAAAACTGCTAAAAGTGTATTACCAAGATACTGGGAACTTTTAAATGCAAGAGAGAAGATAGAGCAGAAAAATTATATTATTCCTAAAAGCTTCTTAAATGAAAAGTGTGGTTTCTAAGATGACTAGGAATGAAATACAACTAGATATTGCAGAGAAAACAAATGTAGCTAATGTATTGCTTAGTAATATGATACATCAAACTATTGCAACAGCTAGAGCTACAACAGAAGAGGCTTATAAAGAACACTCTGTTGGCTTTGAAATTACTGCACAGCAGTTAGGTAAGTTTATATCTACATTGATTATGGAAAATGGTAATATGCAGTTTGAATTAGATAGAAACAACATACACTTAACACCTGAAGAACCTGTAAATAATGTAACTTACTCTGGTGAGTCTTAAAGATACCTTAAACCAGGACATAACTAGATAAAGGAAACTAAATGATTGAAACACAGAGGCAACTAGAGCAAGAAGCATATGATGTTTCTGTAATAAAGTCTCAAAACATATTCAATAAGAATGTTGAAGATGGTAGAGGTAGTGAAACAAATGAGGGTATTATTCTTATAAAGAGAACAATACAACCTGTTAGTGCTAAGATAAGAGAGTATTTAACATCTAAGAGTCTTAGAGGAGCCTCATTTGCAACTAGAGAGCCTATAATGGATTACTTAGATAATGAAGATACTCTAGCTTATATGGTTCTTAGTTCTATTATGAATAACACATTGAAGTCTTGGGGAGGTAAATACCCTATTTATAGTGTACCTTTACTTACTGTAGCGAGAAGTATATTATCTTCTATTAAACAGGAGTATAAACTAGAGTTGTTTAAAGGTAAAGTACCAACATTAGATAAGTATATAGATAAGAAATACAAAAAGCTTAGTGTTAGAAGACGAACCAATAAAAAGATGATGTTAGGTAAGAAGAAAATGGAGCTTGGAGACCCTGATAATATTCAAGGGTTGACTTTAGGTCTTAATTTAATAGAAGCTGTTATTAAATCAGGCTGTGGTTTAGTAAAAACTATTACAATAAAAACTAAAAGTAAAAAGAAAAGGTCTCTATTGAAACTTACAGACACTACTATAGAAATTATAGAGCAGATGAAGGACTTGTCTCCATTCTTCACTTATAGTTATCCTATATTTGTTGTAAAACCTAAAGAGTGGAAAGAATTTAGTGGTAATGGAGGTTACTATTGTGACTTCCTTAACATAGACTTAGTTAAAATGCATAACGACCGTGTAAATCGTAAGATGGTTAGAGGGTATTTTGATGCACATCCTGAGTTCACTAAGCGTTACTTAAATATTGTAAATGCAGTACAGAGAGTACCTTGGAGAGTTAACTCAAGGGTTTTAAAGGTTCTGGAAACAGTGTATGATAAACATTTAATGGATTATACCTCTGAGTATACTTTACTTGGGGGTTTACCTGATGATGACCTTCCTAATCCATATGATATAGTAGATGTTGTTGAATATGATGAAAATAACAAAACACCTTACATAGAGTATAGAGATAAGATTATGAAGCTTGAGGATAAGTTTGATACTCTAAAATCTAAGAGTCTTGTTGTAAAACTCGCTATGAGTGCTGCTAAGAAGTATAACAAGTATAGTGAAATATACTTTAGTTATCAAGTAGACTTTAGAGGTCGTTTATATCCAATACAACCTCATCTTAATCCTCAGGGAGCTAAGGTTGTTAAGAGTCTCCTTATGTTTGCAGAGGGTAAGCCTTTAGACACACCTGAGTCTGTAAGATGGTTTAAGATACACGGTGCTAATGTATTTGGTTATGATAAAGAATTGTTTGATGATAGGGTAAGACTTATGGAGGAGATGACAGATGAAATATGCAAAATTGCACAAGACCCATTGGTTAACACCAGGTGGACTGATGCCGATGAGCCTTATATATTCCTTGCTTGGTGCTTTGAGTATGCTGATTGGATTAGAGATCCTAGCAGTTTTAAATCACATATTCCAATAGCTCTAGATGCTACTTGTAGTGGTATACAAATATATAGTGGTCTTATGAAAGATGATAGAGGGGCTTCAGCTGTTAATGTTGTAAACCACAACAACAATACAAAAATAGCTGACATATATGGAGAAGTAGCTGTATGTGTTAATAGGTACCTAGAGACTCAAGATTACCCTAAGACATTTACATACACAACAAGTGATAAAAAAGAGCATACAATAGACTTTAGGGTTATTGGTAACTCAATGATAGGTAAGATTAATCGCAAGATTACAAAGAGGAATACTATGACATTCCCATATAATGTATCAACTTTTGGTATGAAAGACCAAGTTATGGAAGATATTATCGAACCTTATGAGGGTACTAAAAACCAATTCTGGGCTGATGGCCTTGAGAAATGGCAAGTAGCCACATTATTATCCAAACTAAACTACAGAGGTATTGGAGAGGTTGTTGAAGGTGCTGTTGTATGTAGGGATTTCTTGAAGAGTCTTACGAAAGAAGTGGTTGATAAAGGTTCACATATATTCTATAGGACCCCTATATTTGGGTTCCCTGTTGTACATCGTATTGTGAAATACAAAACAACTAGAGTTACAACAGCATTGGCTAAGTTATCTATAAGAACACCTACAACTCAACTTGATGGTAAGAAAATGGTTAATGGTATAGCACCTAATTATGTACATAGCCTTGATGCTACCTTGATGTTTAGAACAGTTGAAAGGCTATTACAACGAGGTGTAACTAGTTTTGCTTTGATACACGATAGTTATGGTGTACACGCCGCTGATACGGAGAAATTAGCTGAGGAAGTTAGAGAGGCTTATATTGAGATATTTAATGATGAGCCTTTGTATGATTTTGTAGAACAAACAGCACCTTTCAAGGCTCTTGAAGTAAAGGACTTAATAATAGGTGATTTAAACCTAGAAGAGGTTAGAGAGAGTGCTTATATATTTAGTTAGGAGACTATAATTGAATGACAAATAAAGAGAGTGTAAGGGCAAATATAGCTGATGCTATAGATACTGTACTTACAATAAGAGATATAGACCTTAGGCTTAAAGCTTTATTAGGTATTAAGAAAGTAGTTGATGAGTTACAATATGATTTATCTCTACTGATAGGTGAGCAAGGTGCTCTGATAGAAATGAATAAACAATAAAGGAAATATAATATGGCAGCAGCAATTAAAAAACCATTCACAGTTAAAGGTACTAAAGTAACATCACCAAAAGGTACAGCATTATGGGCAAAGTTAGATAAACCTGACAGAGAATATAATGCAAAAGGTCAGTATAGTGTAGATTTAGTGTGTGACCCAGAGGCTCCTGGTGTTCCAGAGTTCATTAAGAAGCTTGAAGCTCTTAGAGATACTGCATTACAACAAGCAAATGAGGGTAAACCTAAACCAAAACAGTACAAACCTAGAGAAGTCTTCAAAGAAGAGTATACAAAAGATGGTGATGAAACTGGTAACATTATATTCAAGTTTAAAATGAACAATGTAGATGACAGAAGACCTGGGCAAAACAAAGTTATTCTTGTAGGTCCTAAAGCAAGTGCAGGTGAGATACCAATGGTTCAGATTGGTAATGGTAGTACTATCAGATGTGTTGCTTTTGCTAACCCTTATGCTATGGCTTCAGATAAAACAATAGGTGTAAGCCTTATTTTAGAGAAAGTGCAATTACTTGAGTTGGTTAGCTTTGGTGGTGATGATGAACTTGAGGATGAAGATACTGACTTAAACTTACCTTCAGATAACGGTGAGTTTGCTGATGAGGAAGCTTATACTGATGATGAAAATGGAGACTTTTAATGACATTCGGTAATGCATTAGATGTCTTAAAGTCTGGAGATAAAGTAGCTAGAAAAGGTTGGAATGGTAAAGGTATGTGGATTGCACTTCAAATGCCTGACAAATACAGTAAAATGAGTCTACCTTATATTTATATGTTTACAGCGTGTAAAAACCAGGTACCTTGGTTTGCTAGTCAAACAGATATACTAGCTGAGGATTGGGTAGTAGTTTAGATGGCTAAGGGAGATATACACTCCCTGAAAGTCCCATACTTCCTAACGATAAGAAACAAGCGACATAGTCTTAATCTAAACCAATATCGTAATGCTCATTATCAACTTACAAACAAGTTGAAAAGAGAGTTTAAAGATGTGATTACAGATGATGTGCTTGACTTACCTGTTATGGATAAAGTTAAAATACATTACAAGATATTCTATGAGAACAAAAGATTGTTTGACTTAGATAATATAGCTTCTGTTGTGAGTAAATTCACACAGGACGCTTTGGTAGAATTAGGTAGATTGCCTGATGATAATTACCAACATATACAACAGATTACAGCTACCTTTGGTGGTGTTTGTAAAGATGATGCTTATGTTGAGGTAAGAATAAAAGAAATTTAAAGGAAAATCAATGAACGAACATTTTAAATATATGACAAGAGATGAAATAGCTGGAGAGCTTATGTATGAGGACGAGTACCTAGAACACAATGAGGCACTTACAGCTGCTGATATGATACTTAGAGAGGTTGGAGAAGTATAATGGATATGTTAGAAGATGAAGTTCAAAACCAAATACAAGAGCTATTAGTATCGCTGAAGCTTTTACTAGACCACGGAGGTGAAACTGAGTGTGATTACACAGCTTTATATGCTGAGTTACAACAAGCTGAAAGAGGTAAGGAGTAATGATATGGAACAAACTGAAAGTGAATTTTCTCACCATACTTCTTGTGATGAGTGTGGGTCTAGTGACGGTGTCGCTGTATATACTAACGGCTCTAGTTACTGCTTTGCCTGTACACATTGGTCTCCACCAGATGGTACACAATCTGAACAGCGACCTAAAAGGTCTAAGAAGTTGGCTATGATTAGTTCAGAATATCAACCTTTAGGTAAGCGTAAGATACCTGAAGCTATCTGTAAGCAATACAAATATGGTATAGGTTCTCTAGGTGGTAAGACTTGTCAAATAGCTACTTATTATGATAAAGATAAACAACCAGTAGCACAAAAGGTTCGTTTTGCTGATAAGACATTTAAGTTTCTTGGTGATACCAAAGATGCTATGATGTATGGACAACAATTATGGGGTTCAGGAGGAAGAAAACTTACAATAACTGAGGGTGAGATTGATGCTCTCTCAGTTGCAACTGGTTTTGATGGTAAATACCCTGTTGTGAGTCTGTCAAGCGGTGCTCAAAGTGCTAAGAAGGAAGTATCAAGGCACCTAGAGTGGATTAGCAGTTTTGATGAGATATATTTATGGTTTGATAATGATGAGCCTGGTAGGAAAGCAGTAGAAGAGTGTGTAAACATACTCCCTATTGAGAAAGTAAAGATAATTAGACATCCAGATTACAAAGATGCTAATGAGTTACTTATAGCTAAAGGGAAACCTTCGATAGCTAAAGCTTTCTATAATGCAGAGGCATATAAACCAGAAGGTATATGTGTTCCTGAGGATATCTTGGAACAGGCATTACAACCAGTGGAGGTTGGTAGACCGTGGTTCTTCGAGAAGATGACACAAATAACATATGGTAGGAGACTAGGTGAGATAGTATCTCTAGGAGCTGGAGTATCTGTAGGTAAAACAGATGTTGTAATGACATCAATAGCTGATGATTTAAAACGAGGTTACACAGTAGGAACCTTTATGTTAGAACAGTCTACTAGAGAGACTTTACTAAGGATAGCTGGTAAGATTGATGGTTGTTTCTATCATCTACCTAATCAAGAGAATGACCCTGAGAAGCTTAAGAAGACCATACAAGATATGAGAGGGCTGTACATCTATGATAACTTCGGTATGATTGACTGGGAAACAATATCTAGTAAGATTAGATTTATGAAACATAGTTTTGGTGTTGAACACTTTTACATTGATAATCTTACAGCTCTTAATGCAGCTGCTGATGATGAACGAAGAAACCTTGATAAGCTTATGGCTGAGGTAGCTGGGTTAGCTCAGGAACTTAATGTATGGATATTGCTTGTTAGTCATCTTAATCCACCTAAGACTGGACCAAGTCACGAGGCTGGAGGTAAGGTTGAACAAAATATGTTTACAGGTTCAAGGGCGATTATGAGATGGTCTGCTCTTATGTTAGGAGTTGAGCGAAACACTGTTCACGAGGACTTAGAAGAGAGACAAAAAGGTTTAATAAGAGTAATTAAAGATAGGTTTAGTGGTCAAGCTACAGGTAAAACTATAGGATTTAGATATGATAGTGATACAGGTGTTCTTATGGAAGCTGAGGACATAGACCAATTACAAGATGAAAATGAAGAAAGTGAGGATTTTTAAGATGAGTGCTATAATGCAGATGCAAATGATGGATGATTACTACGATAATAAACAAAGACGAGAAGCTAGAGAGAAAGCTAATGCGTAGACTAGTATATGATTTAGAGACCAACGGACTTCTCTTAGACACTACAGTAATCCACTGTGGTACTATCTATGACTTAGATACAAACAAGTCTTATATGTATAGTGATAATGAAACTATGGTAGGTAGAGACGGTAATATTTCTGATATGGTTAAGCTACTACACGCTGCTGACTTAGTTATAGGACACAATATAATCAAGTTTGATAATATGGTTATACAAAAACTATATAATGTAAATCTTACAAAAGAAGTTGAGTGTATAGATACATTAATCTGTAGTAAACTTATGTTCCCTGATATGATGAAGTATGATGCTAGGCGTATTGCAATGCCTCCAAAACTTAAAGGTTCTCATAGTCTTAGAGCTTGGGGTTACCGTACTAAAACTATGAAAGACGATTATGATGGTGGATGGGAAGAGTTAAATCAAAGTATGTTTGATTATTGTAAACAAGATGGAATAGCAACTGCTGCTATATACAATAAATTGCAAGAAGTTGGTTTACCACCAGCAGAAAGTATTCGCCTGGAGCAAGATTTTGCACATATCATAGCCAGACAGGAGTTGTATGGTGTTTTATTTGATGTTGAAGCTGCACAAAGGCTCCATATAGAGCTTGAAGAAGATAAAGAGCGTATGGAACAAGAGATGTTCAAAGTATTCAAACCATTACCTATATTTACAAAGAAGAATGAAATCAAAAACAAGTATAAGAAAGATGGTAGTATCTCAGCCTTGTATCAAAAACAGCTTGATAAAGGTTTCTACTTTAAGGAAATGGAAGATGGTAGAAAGATATGGGGTGTTGATGTAATTACAGAGTTCAACCCATCAAGTAGGCAACACATAGCATACTGGATGAAAACCTTATTCAACTGGGAGAGTCCTGAGAAAACTGAGAAGGGTAACCCAATAATCAATGAGGGTATCTTAAAGGGAATTAAGGATGTTCCAGAAGCTCAAATACTAGCACAATATTTCAATGTTACTAAGTTGTTAGGTCAGTTAGCTTTAGGACCTCAAGCGTGGCTTAAGCAGGTTGGTAGTGATAATCGTATCCACGGTCAAGTAGATACACTAGGAGCAGTAACTCGTAGATGTACTCATAGTAAACCTAATATGGCTCAAGTACCTAGTCCAAGGGCTTATAAAGGTCCTGAGTGTAGGAAGTTGTTTAAGGCTAAAGATGGATACAAGATTGTTGGTTGTGATGCAAGTGGGTTGGAACTGCGTGTATTAGCCCATTTTATGGCTAAATATGATGGAGGGGCTTATGGTAAGGAGATTTTAAATGGAGATATTCACACAGCAAATCAAAAAGCAGCTGGATTACCTACGAGAGACAACGCTAAAACTTTTATCTATGGGTTCTTATATGGAGCTGGAGCAGCGAAGCTTGGTGAAATCGTCGGTGGTGGATTTAAAGAAGGTGATAAACTTAAAAAACGATTTCTTAGAAAGTTACCAGCTATTGCAAAACTTGGAGAAGCAGTGGTGGGTGCGGTTAAAAGAAATGGAACTCTCAAAGCCCTAGATGGTAACCCTTATTTAATTAGAAGTGAACACTCAGCACTCAATGTGTTACTTCAAGGTGCTGGTGCTTTAGTTATGAAGTATTGGTTGATAGAATATGATAAACAATTACAATCAGAGTTTAAGGTTGGAGAAGATTATGAATATATCTTAAATATCCACGATGAGGCTCAGGTAGAGTGTAGAGCTGAGATTGCTGATAGGGTAGCTAAGATTGCTGAGAAGGCTTTTGAAACTATCACAGAGCAAATTGGTTTTAGAATTAAATTAGAAGGAGAAGCTAAAATTGGGAACAACTGGTATGAAACACACTAAAGATAAAAGAGGCTGGGATGGTTTACCACAGTTTAGTAAAGATATGTATGAAGAGAGGTACTTTCTTAAAGAGGAGGACTATACACAATGGGTGAAACGAATGTCTAAGTATAGTGATGATGATGAGATGTCTAAAAGAATTATCAGCTATATTAATAATTATTGGTTCCACCCTAGCACTCCTATAAGTTCTAATGGTAAAGCTCCTGAGCGTGGGCTTCCTATGAGCTGTTATGTTAATGAAGTAGAAGATAGCAAACAAGGTATCTTTGAGAAGTTCACAGAGAATAACTGGTTAGGTAGTTTTGGTGGAGGTATCGGAACCTCTTGGAGTAATGTAAGAGCTATAGGTGAAAAGGTAGGAGCTAATGGACAATCTAGTGGTATTATTCCGTTTATTAAAGTTAGTGATAGTTCTACACTTGCAGTTAGTCAAGGTGGACTTAGAAGAGCAAGTCAAGCAGTTTATTTAGATGTAAGTCACCCAGAAATAGAGGAGTTTATAGATGTTAGAAGACCTACAGGCGATGGGAACCGTAGAAGCCTTAATGTACATCACGGGGTGGTTATTCCTGATAGTTTTATGGAGGCAGTTGAAGCAAGAGGAACTTGGGACTTAATATCACCTAAAACAGGTAAGGTTGTAAATACAATAGATGCTTTTGACCTATTTAAGAAGATATTAGTAAATCGTATGGAAACTGGAGAGCCTTTTATGCTGTTTAAGGATACTGTAAATCGTTTAGCTCCTGAAGAATACAAACAATCTGGTATAGAGGTTACTCAAAGCAACTTATGTGCTGAGATTACATTAGCAACAGCTCCAGATTATACAGGTGTGTGTTGTTTAGGTAGCTTAAACTTAGAATATTGGTATGAATACAAAGATGATTTAGAACAGGTTGTATATGATGTAACTAGGTTTCTTGATAATGTGTTGCAAGACTTCATAGACCTAACAGAGAACAAACCAGGTTTTGAAGCAGCTAGGAAGTCTGCTATGTATGAGAGAAGCTTAGGGCTTGGTGTAATGGGCTTCCATAGTTTATTACAAAGCAAGATGTTACCTTGGGATAGTCCTATGGCTAAAGGGTTGAATATGCAAATCTTTAAAGCTATTAATTTAGCTACTATAGAGGCTAATTCAAAAGCTGCTTCTATATATGGTAAATGCCCTTTATCAGAAAATACTGGAGGTTATAATAGAAACACACACGTAACATCTATAGCACCTACAGCGTCTATAAGCACTTTATGTAATGCTACGAGTCAAGGTATAGACCCTAGGTTAGCTAATGCTTACATCCACAAAACTAATATAGGTAGTTACACAGTTAAGAATAAGTATCTTGAAGAGATTTTAGAGAAGTATTATGGAGAGAGTGATGGTTTATTACAATATTTAGAATGGGTTACTCCTATTTGGAAGTCAATAGTAAAGAACGCTGGTTCAGTACAACACCTTGACTTCCTAAGCGACTGGGAAAAGGATGTATTCAGAACAGCTATTGAAATCAACCAATTCGTAACAGTTGATTTAGCTTGTGATAGAGCACCTCACATAGACCAAGCACAGAGTGTAAACTTATTTTTACCAGCTGATGAAGATGTTAGGAATCTGTATAATATCCATATGAGAGCTTGGAAGAATGGTGTTAAATCTTTGTATTACTGTAGGTCAACAGCAGCTGTAAGAGCTGATAGTACTAGCAAAGCTAGAGAAATAATAGAGGTAGACCAGTGTCTATCTTGCCAATAAGGAAATAAATTGATTATAATAGCGACCTTAGATAGGGTAGAAAATACACCTACAACTTTTATACGAAAGGACTATGGTCATTATGTAAAATATAGGTCAAGATATATGACACGACCAGTAATAACAAAATGGTATACCCTTATTAACAGTAAGTTCCCTTATGGTGTAAGAGTATTCATAGTAAAAGATAAAGGAGATACTAAATGAGCTTAATAAAACAAACAACTAAATACCCAATGTATAAACCAATGAAATATGAGTGGGCTTACAGCTATTGGAAGACCCACGAGAAACTCCACTGGACTGAGGAAGAGGTAACTCTTTCTGAGGATATAAAAGATTTTAATAATGCTTCTAAGGAAGAGAAAGAGTTCATAACAAATGTGTTAAGATTATTCACCCAAAATGATATAATGGTTGGTGCTGGTTATGATATAATGTTAAGAATTTTCAAACCTACTGAAGTTCAAATGATGCTTAGAACCTTTGCAAACAGAGAGAACACACATATATCAGCATATGCACTTCTAACAGAGACTCTAGGATTTGGTGATGAGATTTACTCAGAGTTCTTAGAGATACCTGTTATGGAAACTAAAACGGATTATCTTGATAAAGCTAAAGTTAAGAAGTATGAGGAGTACAAAGCAAATGGTATGAGTGATGCTGAGGTTGATGAACAGTTTAGAAGGGCTGTTGCTAGAATGTTAGCTGTGTATGCTGGAGCTACTGAAGGTATCTCACTTATGGCACAGTTTGCTATGTTATTGCAATACCAGTTTCAAAACAAGTACAAAGGTGCCTGTCAAATAGTTGATTGGAGTATCAAAGATGAGGCACAGCATCAAGAAGGTAACTCACATCTGTTTAGAGATTACATTAGTGAGAATCCTGATATATGGGATGATGAGTTAAAATTCGACATTTATGAGGCTATAAGAGAGATTGTAGCTTATGAAGAGAGTTTAGTTGATTTTCTAAATCCACCTCATATGAATAAAGATGATGTAAAACAATACATTAGGTATCAAGCAGATAATGCTCTAAAGCTTCTAGGTATGAAACCAAATTACAATATAGAAACAAATCCATTACCTTATATGGATGAAGTAACAGCTGGTGTAAGTCTTGTAAACTTCTTTGAGAATAGAGTTACGGACTATGGTAAAGGAGCTTTAACAGGTTCTTGGGATGATTTAAAGGAGAATAAATAATATGCAAATAGCGAGATGGAACTACAAAAGAAACAATACAAACTTTGACCCCGAGTTAGAACTTAGAATGCTATCTGAGGAAGCTCAAGAGTTTAAAGATGGAATGCTTATGTATTTTGAAGGTAATACATCTGATAGATTAGATGCTATTATTGAGATGATTGATGCTTGGGCTGATTACCAATTTGTAATGCAAGGTAGTATCTTTAAGTATCTTGGGAGTGATAAATCTTTCGATTGGTATAGTATCAAAGTACAGGAAAAATATATGTATAGTATTCTTACAGATACCTTAGGTTTAGACCCTGAGATGCTAAATGCTAGTCTTCAAGCTGTTATAGATGCAAATAATGCTAAAGGAACTGAGAAGGTTAATGGTAAGATACAAAAAGGTCCTGATTGGGTTGACCCTAAAGCTACTATTAAGCAGTTTTTAGAGACTTATGTATATTAATGGGTGGTATGACTCAACAAGAAATAGATGAGTTACAAAAAAGAGTAACCTCAGTCGACCCATCTGAACTTAAGAAGTTACAGAGGGTTGAAGTTATAAAGAAAATATATTCTATGTATAGAGATGTACACGGTATACCCTATGATATACCTATAACAAATAAATTAATCTTATTTGATATGATAAGGGAGATTTATAAATACAGGCGTAGGTTACACCCTTATAAGCTAAATTCGTTGTTAAAAGTGGTAGATGCTTTAAACAATAAACATAATCTAAACATTTATTAGGAGATAATATGCTTAAAAAATTTGATGGAGGTAAACCTATGGTTTCTCTGGTTGAACCTAAGTTCATACTAGGAGTAGCTGAAATACTTACATTTGGTGCAGAGAAGTATGGTAAAAATAACTGGAAAGAAGCTAAAGAAGATGATATACATAGATATAAAGATGCTCTGTTGCGACACCTTATGGCTTACAATGATGGTGAAAAGATTGACAAAGAGAGTGGACACTCACATCTGTATCACATAGGCTGCAACCTAATGTTCTTAGATTATTTTGACCGTAAAGCCGATAACTAAAGTAAATACTATAGGACTATAAGATGACAATTACTATGTCTAACACAGAGAAGTTACTAGATATGATACACAAAAATATCATACCTACTACGATGATTAATACTCTTGTAACGGAGTATGAAGAAGCTTATGAGGAGTATTGGGATGAGCAAAATAGCATTAATTGATGGCGATAGTATATTATATAAGGTAGGGTTCGCATTAGAGGAAGAGCTTGAAGATGCTGAAGGAAACATAACATATTATGTAGACTTTACAAATGCTAAGGATTTTATAGATGGTTTGATTGATGGTATATTATTTAATACAGACTGCGATGAGTGTGAGTTATGGTTAGGTGAACGAGGTACAAACTTTAGATATAAACTATCAGAGAGCCTGAAAGACCTTTACAAACACAATAGGAAAGAGTCTAGGAAACCTGATAAGTATAAAGAGATGTTAGCATACATTAAGAAGAAATACAAATCTATGAGTCCTTTAAACTGTGAGGTTGATGATGTAGTCTGCTACAAGAAAGCTGAGTCTCCTGATAAGTATGTTTTATGTGCTATTGATAAAGATGTATTATATCAATCAGTAGGTACACACTATAACTATGGTAAAGATGAATGGGTAACTGTTACACACGAAGAAGCTATATATTATAGTTTCTTACAAACACTCACAGGAGATGTAACAGATGGTTATAAGGGATGTCCTAATATAGGACCAGTTAAAGCTAAGAAACTGCTAGGAGACCCTGGAGAACACTCTGAGCGTACTTTATGGGCTAAGGTACTGTTAGCATACCGTAAAGCTGGTTTAGGGCGTACAGAGGCTTATACAACAATGAGATTAGCTAATATGCACCAATTAAAAAGAAATAATGAAGGTAAGCTTAGAATAAACTTCTGGGTACCTCCTAAGAAAGGTGAGGAGCTTATAGATGCACTTAAGTTTTGATGAAGTAGTTGGAGTATTTATAATAGCAAATACTTTATTACAATATCGTTGGTATATTACAACAAAGGAGCACTAAATGGATGTATTGTGTAGGAACTGTAATAGACAGAAACCAGGTAACTGGTACACCTTGATTTGTAATGATTGTAGTAAAAAGATAAATACCTTGAAACAGTAGTGTTTATGGGGTTTACAAGGGATTATTGAATTAGACTGGACATAGTAAGATGAGAGGAAGGGATGATATACTTTAAGAATCTTTAAGTCTCTAAGGTACTTAGGATGTTAAACAACTTAAATTCTTTCATCTGGTAGCAGCTATCGCTGTTAGAAACACACTATAAGTATAGAGTTTTGTAATCTTTCGTAGGCGTACTATAGACTACTTGATAAAATTACATTTAATTATTATAGTTTAATTACTATAAACAATAGGAGGTTATGTGGCAATAAGAAAAATACCTTTAGATAGTAAAGATTTAATACAGCAGTTAGATAAGAGATACCCAGATGTCTTAGATGTATCTGAGACTCTTAGTCCTTTTGAACGAGGCAAAGTAGCTGGTGTAATAGAATTATTACGAGAATTAAAACAAGCACTTAATAAGGAGATTTAATATGGGTGGCGGTGGAAAAAGTAGTACAGACTACATAGCAGCACAAGCACCTGATGTATTCACACCTATAGCACCTGAGCGAACTTCGGCAGAAGCAATGCCAGAGAATATAGACCAAGCTGCGTTTACAACAGGAGCTAAAAGAACAGCAGAAGAAAAGGCTAAAGCAGCAACAGGGACTTCAAGCCTTGTAATACCTCTTACAGAGAGTACATCACAGGCTGGTGGTTATACAGCTCCAGCAACTCCAACGGGGGTTGTTTAGATGGGTGGTGGTAGTGGAAGTCATACAACTGAGTATGAACCAGAGAGAGTAGGACCTGCACGGAGAAAGTATGGTGAAAGACCCACTACTTTTAAGGGGCAAGATGATTATGAATGGGCTGTAAACCAGGTTAATAAAGGTGCCTATATTGGAACTAAGAGTAAGTATAGGTCTAAAGAGACAGACACACTTAGCAGTATAAATTATGACCCAACGTATCAGAGATACACTTTAGATGATGGTACAGACCTTAAAGCAGCTATAACTGATTGGGAAAACTATATTAATGAACGCTCTGAGATAGCTGTGTATGAAGCCAGTGAAGCTAGGAGAAAAGAAGCTCCTGAGAGTCTTACAGGAACATCTGGTAATGTTGATTACTCATTATCAATTAATCAAGAAGAGGATGATGAGAATAGAACATCAACTATATCTAGTACAACAGTTGACATATCACCTACAACGGCTTCGACAAACCAGAGTCTTGGTATTTACTAGATGTTAAGGAGAGAAACAGATGGCTAATACAAAGACATTCCCAACAGCTGAGGAATTAAAACAAGAGTCAGGTTTAAAGGCTAAGTTCGACAAACTAGATGGTGATAGAATTACAACATTAAATAAGGCTAGAGACTGTAGTAAGCTTACAATACCTAGTGTATTACCTGATGAGAGCTTTACGGAACAAACGAGATTACCTGATACATTCAACAGTCTTGGTGCTAGGGCCGTAAACAACTTAAGTAATAAGTTACTACTAGGTTTACTCCCTCCAAATAGTGCTTTCTTTAGATTGAAAGTTACTGATGAACAAGCAGCTGAAACAGATGAACAAGATGGTATGGATGCTGAGATTGAATCACAGCTTAGTAAGTTAGAAACAAGAGTTATGGATAAGATTGAAGCCTCTGGGATGAGACCTATAGTTCATCAAGCGTTTGTAAATCTAATTGTAACTGGCAATGCTGTATTAATGTTTGAAGAAGGTACTATGCATCTATATAAGCTAGACAGCTATGTAGTTACTAGGGACTTCTCAGGTAATGTTATTGATGTAATACTAAAAGAGAAGATAGATTACTCAGCGTTACCTGAGGACCTTGCAAGTAAGTTAGAGCTTACAGATGATGAGAAGAAAAAAGATATTGAATTATATACTAGATATATAAGGCAAGGTAAAAACTGGCTTACATATCAAGAGGTTAATACAATTATTGTAGATGGTTCTGAACAGACTGTCAAAGATAAACATATGCCTCTTATGGTTCTTAGATGGACTAAGATTAATGGTGAGAACTACGGTCGTGGTTTAGTTGAGCAACTTCTTGGAGACTTTAGGAGTCTTGAAGGTTTAACACAGATGATGATTGAATATAGTGCTGTAGCTGCTAAGGTTGTGTTCGGTATAAAACCAGGAAGTCCTATAGAAATTGATGAACTTGAAGAAGCTGAGAATGGTGGTGTTGTAGTTGGTAACCTTGAGGCAGATATTTCAAGATTGTCAGTTGATAAACAAGCTGACCTTCAAATTCCTCTTAAGATGATTGAGGATATAACTCGTAGGATTGGTGCAGCATTTCTGTTACAATCTACGACTACCCGTGATAGTGAAAGAACAACAGCCCTAGAGATACAGTATCTAGCTAGGGAACTTGAAGATGCCCTAGGTGGTATCTATAGTATTATCTCACAAGAGTTTCAATTACCATTAGTTAACCTACTAATGCAAGATATGAACTTCGATTTAGGTGATATGGTTGAACCAACTATTACAACTGGTTTATCTGCTTTAGGTAGAACTCAAGATTTAGAGAAACTAAGACAGTTAAATAGTCTATTAGCTGAAGTAAATCCTGAATATGTTGTAAAATATATAAAAATGGATGAATACCTTAAGCGTATAGGTACAGCCTTAGCAATTAAAGATGTATCAACATTATTTGCAAGTCAGGAAGAGGTGGCTCAAGAACAGCAGAGTCTTACAGATGCAGGAGTTCCTAATGTACAGGACCCTAATAAAATACAAGGATAATTTATGGCAAAAATGATAGTAGATGCAAGTTACAAAGCAAGAGATAAAAAGAAAGAAGTAGCTGACTTTAAAGCTGGTAAAAGAGCAAACCCAGGTTTTAGAGACTTAACTAAAAAATCAACTAAAGGTAAGTAATTATTATGAGTGAGGCTATAGAAAACCAAGAGGTTGTAACTCCAACGGAGTATGAACAATCAATGATTGATAAAGTTGATGAGGCTCGAGCTAAAGCAGAAGGTCAAGCAGACCCTGATAAAGCACCTGAGTACCAAGAGGAAGTTAAAGAACCTGAAATTGACTATAAGGCTGAGTATGAAAAGCTTAAAGCAGCACAGGAGACCCCAGAGGTTGCTAAAGATACAAAAAATCTTGAGGTTACTCAAGATGTAAAAGAACCTCCTAAAGACTCTGATACTAATAATGAAGTTACAAAGTCAGATGGTAAAGGTTTACTGACTCCTGAGCAAATGGGTAAATATACTCAAGAGTTCAATACTGATGGGAGCTTATCTGAAGGTTCATATGCTGAGTTAGAGAAGTTAGGTATCACTAAGGAAGTTGTAGATACTTATATTCAAGGTCAAGCAGCTATACAAGAGGCTCAAGCTAATAAAGTGTATAAAACTGTAGGTGGTGCTGATGCATATAGTGATATGATTTCGTGGGCTAAAGATAACTGGACACCTGAACAGATTAATGTGTTTAATAGTCAGGTTAACTCAGGAGATGAGTCACAGATTATGTTTGGTGTAGAAGCATTAGCTACACAGTTTAAGGCTGCTAAAGGTAGTCCAATACCTAAGAGAACACTTAGTGGCAGTACTCAAGGAACTTCAGGTAATACAAACAGTTTTGAAACTAAAGCTGATATGTATAAGGCTATGAACAATAGTTTATATGGAAAAGACGCTTCATATACTAATATGGTAGCGGCTAAGATAGCTAATAGCTCATTTTAGATATGTAGAGGGAAGATTGTCTCTTCTTGCTTCCCTTAATACAATAGAAGAGTATTTAATTAAATAAACACAAGGAAAACAAATGGCAATTACTGCAAATGCGTTCACATCAATTGAGGGAGGTTCTGATAGAAAAGCTCTGAACCTTAAGGTATATTCAGGAGAGGTGTTACACGCTTTTGATAAGAAAAATATAGGTCTTGACCTAGTTAAAGTTAGAACAATCTCTAATGGTAAATCTGCACAGTTCGTTGTAACTGGTAACATTTCTGATTCTGAGGTTAAAACACACGCACCTGGTGATGATGTATCTACAACTGATATGTTAGATAACGAGAGAGTAATCTTAATCGAAGATTTACAATATGTATCTACATTTGTTGATAACTATGAAGAGAAAATGGCACACTTTGAGATTAGAGGTGAACTTGCTAAAAGAAGTGGCGAGGCACTAGCTGTTAAGATTGACAAGCAAGTATTCGAGACTGTATTAGCTGCTACTCAATCTGTTGGTGTTGCGGCTCAACCAGATGGTTTTGAAATAAACAATGATACAATCGAAAATGGTGCTACAGCTGAAGAGAAAGGTGATGCTATCATAGATACTATATTTGCTGCTAAAGCTCATTTAGAATCTAATGATGTAACAGGTGAGCCTATATTTGTAACAGACCCGATTAACTACTACAACTTAGTACAATCTGCTAAAGCAGTTAACAGAGATTTCAATGGTGGTGATAACGGTTCTATTGCTAAAGGTAATGTTATTGAGATAGCTGGTATTAAAGTTGTAATGTCTAACCAATTTGGTAAAGGTACAGCTGTTGATGTTGGAGGTACTGATAAGAAACTTCAAGGTTTATTATTCACTTCAGATGCTGTAGGTGTTGTAAAACTGATGGATGTTAGTTCAGAAGCTAACTATATACCAGAGAAGCTAGGTACACTTATGACTTCAACATATGCGTTAGGTATGGGTATACTTAACCCAGGTGCTGCTGTAGCAATTACAGGTGGAGATGCTTAAGCATTGACTTATAAGGGAGCTTAGGCTCTCTGTTTTTTCTATTTAGTATCTTAAGTTAGATACAATTATAGATATTAAATAAAGGAAATAATATGGATTTATATGAAGGATGTAATCAGCTCTTAGGAGCTATAGGTGAAATACCTATAACAGATAACACACAAGCAATAGAAGCAGACTCTACTAGCGATGTAGGTATAGCTAGAGATACTATATTAAGAATGAGCCAGAGTATTCAACAAGAGGGTTATTGGTTTAATACAGAAAAGAACTATCCTATGATACCAAACACAGAGGGATACATTCCAGTAAGTAATAGTATTTTAGGTATTTACCATCCAACTATAATTGTTAAAGACCATAAACTATACGATACAGTTAAGAGAACTTACATATTTGAAGGTGCTCAAGAAATTGATGTAGTGTTTGAAGTTACATTTGATGATTTACCTTATGTAGTAGCTGATGCTATAGTTAGGGAAGCAACTACAGCGTTTTATAATAATGTTCTAGGTGATACGCAAGAGCTTAGGGTGCTTGAAACAAATGCTCAGAGAGCTCAGATAGCCTTACAGAAAGCACAGATTAAACATAGAAAAGTAAATTTAATGTCTGGTAGCAGATTGTTAAATAGAACGCAAAATCCTTCAGGATTAGTGTAATGGCTTTAATAGTTAAAACACTACCTGGAGTTTATGGTGGTGTATCTAATCAGACTGAGAGTCTTCGTAAAGATAACCAAGTAACAGAAATGATTAATTGTAATCCATCGTTGGTTCTAGGTACTACAAGGAGACCTAATGTAGAGGAGGGGCTGGTAGATATACCTTCTGATAGTAGTTTTATATATGATTATTCTAGGTCTACAGGAGAATCTCATATACTAACAGTAAGTCAAAACGGTGTAATAACTGCACACACAATAGGTGAGGGTGAAAAATCTATATCAGTTCCTCAAGAAGTGTCTGAGTACCTTATGCACACTAAAGCTACAGCGTTAAGTGGAATAACTATAGGAGATACTACTTATCTTGTAAATAGTGAGAAAATTGTAGGCATATCACAAGAATCAACTGAGAATATGCCAGAGTTGGATTACTTGTATAAATCAACAGCTGGTGATGTTGAGGTACACGCTGAGAATATAGCTTACTATTGGCTATCTAGGAGTTCTAATGATGTAGACCATACATATAGGTATGTTGTTGAACTAGATGGTACTCAGTATGAAGCAGATAGCGATAAATCTGAGTATGCTGCTAGAGCATTAGCTAATAAAATAATGTACACTTCAGAGGTATGTAATATAGTATCAACTAAAGCGGATGCTCAAGATGATTACTTTGATGTGGAGATACGGACAGGGTCTATTGTAGGAGAAGGAGACCTTATAGATATAGATGGTTTTACTTGGAACTCTATTGATGGTTTTAATTACTCATCAAATGGTGATGGAGCTCTTACTTGGACTAATCAAAAGGATTCTGAGGGTGATGATATAGTAGGTAAATACACAGTAACTGTAAACACAGCTAACTCTGAAGACCCTACATCATACTTATTGAATATAGGTGAACAAGAGTTTACTGTAGTGACTGAGATAGATGCTGCTGATGTTGCCAGTAGTTTTACGAATCAATTAAACGAGTTTATAGGTTCGTTAGTAACTCCTACAAGAAATGCGAGTGGGTTTAGAACAGAAGCTAATGGTTCGCTTATAAAGATATGGAAATATGGCTTTGAAAATTTTACATTTAATTATTGGGATTCTTGGGGTTCTATGGCTTCGTTTGGATGGAAGTATGATGTGCCTAAGTTACAGGACTTACCTTCAAACTTCCCGTGGGATGGTGCAGTCGTTAGGATAAACTCTAGCGATGGTTATGACCAAACATCTTATTATGCTATAAGGTGGAATGATACTTGGCAAGAGTTTACAAATAGAGCTACGTATCAGGTTACTAGCACTATATACACGCACGATGGTTATTATCTTTATTCAACTTATGATAGATATTTACCTATGATGAACAATTTACCTATTGTGATTACAAGACTATCTGATGGGAACTTCGAGGCTAGATTATTAAATACATCAGACCAACTTAAGCCTCCTTTAGTAGGTAACGAGGATAACAATAAAGACCCTTACTTTGTAGGTAAGACTATACAACAATTATTCTATATAAATGGTAGAATTTGTATTGTATCTGGAGATGCTTTAACATTCTCTGAGGTTGATGTATTATGGAACTTCTATTCAACTACTATTATAAGCGTTTTAGACGGTGATACAATAGAGGTTAAAATAGCTTCTGAAAGAGTGCTTGAGATACTTAAAGTTGCTATCTTTCAAAGTGGTCTACTAATAATGACCTCTGAGGGACAATACTTATTCAATACTGAACAAGGTATTACACCTATGAATATTATAGTTAATAAGCTATCTAATTATAGTTATAATAATGATGGAGGTACAATATATGATGGAGATAGTATTGTATTCTCTGGTACTACAGGTGATACTGCCAGGCTTTATCGTTATAGGGTTGCTAGGCTTACATCAGAGAACAAAGCAATAGACTTAACTATACAAGTACCTACTTATATCAAAGGAACTGTACAGCAAATTGTAAATTATGTTGAAGACGGTACTTTAATAGTTAGGGTAAACAATAGTAAGAAATTGTATTTATATCGTGAGGTAATATCTGGAGACCAAATGGTTCAAAGTTCTTGGTATAGTTGGGATTTTAGTAATATACTAATAAATGATATATTACATATTATGGTTATAAATGATTACCTCTATTTTGTATCTGTTGATGGTGTATATAAGATACCACTAGGTACTAAGGTATTTGATAGTGATTTTCAGCATCTTGACTTAGGCACTACACCTTATGAAAGCAAGATTGTACTAACTAAGTGGAGACCTAAGAAAACTAATGCTCAAGTACAGACTAACAGAGGTAGAGTACAGCTAAGGACTATAGGTGTGTCTTTAGACGGTAAAGCTTCCTTGGATATATTTAAGGAAGATAGAGGTTTGACAATAACAAAAGGCATAACTAACGGTAGACAGATAAATGTGTTAAGTGATACTAATAAAACAACTCTTAGTATTATAAATAACGGTGAGAGTCCTTTTACTATAAGTGCAATAACGCTAAGTGGTACATATAGAGAAAAAGGAAAAGAGATAATATAGGAGAAATTAATGGCGATAACAACGGAAGTTTACAACGCTGATGGTATAAACAGGATTTACACAGTATCTCCGACTATACTATCGCAGAGCCATTGTAGGGTAGACTATTTTTATGATGAAGCTGACCACGAGGTCGCTTCGCACGAATGGGATGTTATAAATAATAGCATAGTATTTGCAGATGCTCCGTCAGATGGTTATGTAGTTAAGATTACAGTGTCTACAGATGGAGAGGGATTAAATACAGCTCCTAGTGATGTTAGCGATATACTAGCTGAAATAGATAATGTAAGAACTACAGCAGATAATATGAGTGATATTAATACTACAGCAGATAATATGAGTGATATTAATACTACAGTATCTAATATGAATGATATTAATACTACAGCTGATAATATAAACAATGTAAATATTGTAACTAGTAATATGAGTGATATTAATACTACAGTATCTAATATGAGTGATATTAATACTACAGTATCTAATATGAATGATATTAATACTACAGCTGATAATATAAACAATGTAAATATTGTAGCTAGTAATATGAGTGATATTAATACTACAGTATCTAATATGAGTGATATTAATACTACAGTATCTAATATGAATGATATTAATGCTGTAGAAGATAATATAGCTGCAATAGTATCTGTAGCTGCTACAGCTGGAAGCAGTTTATCTTTAGGTGCTGGAATATATATAGGAGATGCTATAATAAGTGCAGATAGTACAATAGCAGCATCAGCAAATGGTATGTCGATAGGTCCTGTAACAATACAGCCTGATGTGACAGTAATAAATAATGGAACTTGGAGAATAATTTAATGGTTTTAACAACAAAAACAATAGACTTTAGTGTGGATACAATAGCTGACTTACCTACTGATATGTTAGCAGATGGAGCTACTTGTGTAGTAGCTGAAGAAGCTAGAGGTGGTGTGTTTATTTATAGAAGCTCGGAGGCTGCTACTAACGATGGAGGAACTATATTTAATGGATGGCACAGACAGTTCACTGGTCCTGTAGAAGTTAAGTGGTTTGATGCTAGAGGTGATGGTGTTACTGATGATACAGCAGCTATTACAGCAGCTATAAATGCAGGTAAAGGGGTTATATTTGACTCATTAACTTATGCTGTAACAAACTTATCATTTAATAGAGGTAATGTTTCGTATATATTTGATAATTCAAGGTTTAAACAAATATCAGGTTATACAAGTGGAGAAGGTATTCTTAATATAAGCAGTAACAATATATCTTTCAAAAATAAACTTACAGTATATGGAAATATAGCTACTGATACTGGTGAATGGTCTCCTGCGATTAATATAGAAAATGTTCAGTCAATTATTATAGATGAAATTAATGCACAAGATATTAGAGGAGATGCTGTATATATAAAAGCAAGTAATAGAGTTACCATTAATGAAATATATGGTAATAACTGTTATAGATTAGTAGTAGCTATAACTGGAGATAGCCATTTTATAAAAATATCAAATATTTCAGGTGATTATATAGGTGCTAACATTTTAGTTGATTTAGAACCTGATGATAGTTATATAAGTAATGTAGAGTTAACTAATGTTAAGGGTGGAATACACCTTATCGGGCAAACTACTGATAATAACTATATTAAAAACTTTAAAGCTGCTAATGTTATATATGATGGTACAATTCAAAATAGCACACCAGCATACCCTTATTTTTCAGATAAAGCCCCAATAAGATTCCGTTTATGTGACAATGTTATATTTGATAATGTTAGCATTAGTAATTGTGAAGTAGCAGCTATTACTGTACCAAATGATGCTATTATGTATGTTAAAGGGGTAGTATTTAATAACTTAACATTAACTAATTGTTATACTAGTATTACAGATGATACAAGAGTTTACTTGATAGATGGTTATAATGGAGATACATCAAATATAGATGGTATTGTATTTAATAATGTAACAGTCGAAGGTTCACCAACTGGGGCTTACACTTTTGCAAATTTAAAAAATATTACAGTAAATGGTGGTAATTTTAATGATAACCTTATAGGTTATGCTTTATATGGTTTCTCTTTTGAAAACATAACTTCAAGTGGTAATGTAGTAACTGATGCTAATAGAGCTATATTTTCAGGTATATATAGAGGCACAATAAAAGGGTCCTATATCAATAACGACTTGAATTTTGGTTCTATGAGTTATACTGTAGTTTCAGGTTGTTATTTAGAAGGAACAGAGGCAGAGCCACCAAGTAGTCATAATATAGTTGAAATGTGTAAGATTAATGGAGCTACTGTAGCATTTAAGCAGTATTATGCGGGTTTTAATAGACAAAACCTAGTTATGGGTGATTATAGTTTATGGGTAGATGCTGATGGAGATTTAAGAATACTTAATGGAATACCAGCAGCAGATGATGATGGTACTATTGTAGGTACTCAAGCATAATGGCTATACTACTATCAGGAATATTTTTATTCCTGGCAGCTTTATCTGTAGGGTTTGTATGGGATGTGCCCTTTGATAAAGGTAGTGTAGATATAGCATTAGATGACAGGATAAAAGAAATATTGGAAGAGTATCGCAATGGTACTTATAAACAGAAGTTGTAAATAATGAGTGAAAATAAAGTAAAGTTGAAACTTATGGACAAGTAAATTACAGATAAGTATAAACCTTATAAAAGTAGTGAGTTAATTGGACAAATTAACCTAAAGACTAGCTCAACTAAGGTGTACAAAAGGAGATATGATGGATAATGAAGTTATAGGTGTATTTATAAATGATACAAAGAAAGACCTTAATGAACTATTCGATAGAATACGAAAGATGGAAGTACATCAAGCTGTAGCTATAGAGAGAGATAAGGCATTATTAGATAAGATGGATGAGCTTACAGTATTCTTCAAGAGTCACGATGAGGCTGAAATGAAGAAATACGATAGCATAGAGTCTGAGGTTACTAAACTTACTCAAATGTTTTACATAGCGAGTGGAGTTAGTCTACTACTAGGTTACATAGGTATTGATAACCTTAAGTTACTATTAGGAGGGTGATTGTGATTAATATGATAATAAAACTATTATTAAAATTAGCTACCAGCAAAGCAGCTGAGGAGCTTATAGGGCTTGGTATAAACAAACTACTAAAGTCAAAAAAGAATGGAATAGGTAAAGACCTAGCACTTACTATGATTGATGGTATAGCAGCTTCAAAACATAACCCTACAACGGAGGATGTATTTGATGGTGTATGTAAAACGCTGGGAAAGTAGATGGTATTGTAATCCACTGCTCAGATAGTCCGCAAGGTAGGGGTGATGATGTCTCTACTATAGATAGATGGCATAGAGAGCGTGGTTTTGATTGCATAGGCTACCACTATGTAATATTAGAGGATGGTACTGTACAATCTGGTAGACCTCTAACAAAGCAAGGTGCTCACGCTAAGGGTTACAATAATTATGTTGGTATATGTTTGATAGGTATAGATGAGTTTACTAAAGAACAATTTGATAGCCTAGAGAGTTTAATAAAAGAGTTTGATGTATCTTATGATACAATACTTGGGCACTATATGGTAAGTCCTAAAACCTGTCCTAACTTTGATGTGGATAAATTTAAAATAGAAAGGAGTTTGTAATGGCAATTACAACTAATGGAACAAAAATAATAAATAGTGGAGCTATAGCAGACTTAGATAGCAATGTAGCAGTAGAGTCAATGGTGCCTACATATTTAGCAACAGCTGGTGATGTTCTTGATATAGATGTTACTAACAAACGAGGAGTTTTAGTTAAAGCTAGTGATACTTGTAAATATTCTATAGATGGTGGAAATACTTATATTGACTTTGAGCAAGATAATGGTACTAAACAATACTTAAATGTTACTGTAGGTCTTGATACTGTTAAGGTAAAGTCTGATAATGATGCTACAAGCCTTGTAGTGTTAAAATCATAGGTAAATAATGTAAGGTGGGTGGAAGGCAACGCTTAAATGTGTGTGTATGCTAAACACAACAAATAATATTTATAAGGAAATAATATGGGATTAGGAACAGAACTAACATTAACACCAAGGTCTACAAGTCCATTTACAAAAGCAAACATTGCTAACGCTCAGGATAGAATTGATGAGTTACTATCAGGACAAAACGAACTGAACAGTGATGTTGTAAAAGAGCTTAAAGACCTTAAAGATTACTTAGACTTACTTACAGCTATTGAAACTAAAGTAACTGCTGATGCAGCTAAGGATGATACAGTAATAACTGTTGAAGATGTTTTAGGGTTTAAAGCTGGTAACACTATTGTAATATTAGATGAAGAGTACACTATTGACAGTATATCTGACAATAACATTACTCTTACAAGTGGATTACTTGAGGATGTAGCTACAGATACTGTAGTGTCAAGAAAAACTACTATAAACATTGAAGAAGTACTTACACAAATTGAAATATTAGCTAATATCTTCTCTAAATCTGGAACAGCTAATGATGTGTTTGATGCTTTAGTTATATTAGGTAATGCTTGGAACGCTGGTGGTGATTTATATACAGCTGTTGAGGGTACTTTTGATAGTGATACTGGAGAGCTTACTATAGATTTATCTAGTTTTGGTTTTTCTTCTGTGGATGATTACAAGTTCATAGGTTCAGTAGATGATAAAGGTGCCTTACTTACTAGCAATGGGTTTGCTAAAGTAGATGAGAAGACTGCTAAAGTTGTTGCTTATGATAGAGCTTGTTTTGTAGAGGATGAGATTTTATTTGATGCAAGTTCTAACAGCTTCAATATCAGTATGGTTGTGAGTTATGGTAGACCACATATTGATTTTACAATAACAGATGAAGAAGGTAACGAGACTTCAGTGTCATAATGTAAACACTGAGTAGTTAATGTACACTAAGGATTAGTAATGACAATTAAGGAAGAGTTAGAAGCTGTTAAAAGAGAAAACGAATATCTTAAAAGTGTTATACAGACACTGAGTGATAAGTTTAACTACTCAGCAACATACTTGATAAGAAACTGGATGGAGAGTCAAAATCGTAGAATAAGGCGAAGAGCTGTAAAACTACGGAGTCTCCTTAGGTAACTACCTCTGAGGGCTCTTTGAGCCTTCTAGGGTATTTATAATTACGATAAGGAGGTAATATGAATATAACTGATTGTGAATGTTATAGTGAAGGATTGAATTATATAGTTTGGCAGTATAGTGAAGCTCCAAAAGGTGTATTCATAATCCATATTGGAGGTCCTAACAAACGACTATTATATAGAATGGCTAATAAGTTGTTTAGAGAAGAGTTTGTAGACCAAGAGATTTACTTTTGTACTCAGCAAGACTCTTATTGGAGAAATCATAGTGAACTAGATGGGAGGTTCAAAGATGGGACAAAAGTCTATCGTTATACAGGAAGAGATTAACGAGTTACAACATCAATTACAACAGTTAGATACTGTGTATGAACCACCAGTTCGTCATATGTTTCTTAATGGTATGTATTACAGAGAGATGTTTGCTCTACAAGGTACTATGTTGATTGGAGCACATCATAAAGAAGATTGTTACAATATATTATTAGAAGGTAAGATAGTAGTTAGTAATGGTGAGAAGGAGGTTGTATTAGAAGCACCTCAGACCTTTATTAATGCTAAGGGTGTACAAAAGATTGGATATTGTCTAACTGATGTACTTTGGGCTAATGTGTTTAGAACAGATGCTACTACTGTAGAGGAAGCTGAACAAGAATTATTTGAAGAAGAGATTTATAAGGAGAAGCTATGGGTGGAGTAATTACTGCTGCTGTTGTTGTAGCTGGTGCTAGTATGTATGCAGCTGACCAAGCTAATAATGCAGCTGACCAAAGAGCAGCTGATGCAAATGCAGCAAATACACAAGCTGCTGATAGAAGTAGAAAGTTAGCTGAGGCTGACGCTAAGAAGAGACGAGCTGAACTCTTAAGAAGATTTAACATAAAAGCAGATAAAACTGTAGATACAAACAAAGTTATAAATCAAGCTACTGCTACTAAACTTACAAACTTTGAGATGCAACTGGCAAGTGCTCAGAGTGTAACAGATAATGCTTTAGCAACAAAACATATCTCAGGGAGACTTGCAGAACGCCTTAAGAACGCTCAGTCAATTCAGGCTTCTATGGCTAAAGGTACAATAATTCAAGGTGCTGAGGCTCAACATAGAGCTGTTGGTGATAACCTTGAGATGATGAGAATGAATTATGAGAGTGAGAACTTAAACTTAGATATTGATTTATCTAATGCAATCAATCAAGCTAACAATCAAGAAGTTAGAGGTTACACATATTCAACTTCTACAGGTACAGCTGGTGTAATAGCTGCTGGTGTAGGTGGTGCAGCAAGTGGTGCAAGTGCTGGTTCAGCAGTTGGTTTAAAAGTCCCAAGTTAAGGAGGAATTATGGTAAACGATTTATTAGGGTATAGTGGTAACTTAAAGCCACTTTCAATAACACAAGACGCTACTGTAAGAGCTCCTAAACAAAGGGATACTAAAGTAGCTACTGCTATTCAAGATAATAGTGGTGTTAGAAAATGGCAATCAGTTAGTAAGGCTATTAGTAATACTGCTAGACTTATTAGCACAGTAGGTAATATACAAACCAAAGAAAAAGAAGAGACTCGTAGAGAGAACGAGAAGAAGCAAAGAGTATTATTAGAGCAGTATAAAACTGAGTTCTCTAAGGCTAACTTAGGTTTCAATGCTCAACTAACTACAACAGAGGCTGCTGATGTTGCTGGTGGTAAGCGTACAGACTACGGTAGATACTTGATTGACTTTAAAGACAAAGTATTATCTCCATATGGTGTAACAGTTGATAATAACGGTAATTACTCTATAGGAGACTCAGAGTTCTTTAATGGTATGGACGAAGAGACTAAGCAAAAAGCAATAGCTTACTCTATGAGTACAGGGTTTACAACATTTGATGGTTTAAACAAGAAACTGACTCATAGCTTAATAGCAAACAAAAAGGAAGTGCTAGACGCTAGTGTTACTCCAGTTGTAATGGATACTGTTAGGAGTGGTGTTAATGTTGCTACTATTATAAATGACTTTAAGAAAATCTCTACTGAGAAAGGGTTACAAGCCTTACAGATGAGTGAGTTTGATGTAAGAAACTTTTACTATACTAAGGCTCTTAAAGATGTTGAAGCTATCAAAAGTAACAAAGTATTACTTAAGAAATTCTTAGATGCTAATACAACAACTGATGAGGATATTCTAAATACTCCTAGCTATCAGTTAATGATGGTAAAAGCTCAAACTTATTATAGCTCTAAGACTTCAGGTAATACCAAAGCATTTAAAGGACAAATAAAAGCAGCAGTATTATCAGGAAGTTTTACACCTTTAGTTCCTTTGATACAAGGTATTAAGATACAAAATTTCCCAGATGGTTCTGTTGATGTGGATACATCTTCACCTAACTATAAGAAGATTAAACCTTACTTAGAGTTGGAAGCAGAAGCTAATGGTTTTGACCTAAATACTCCTATGGGTAGAAGAGCTACTCTAATGCAGTTACATAAAGATAGTTTGAAGAGTTCTTCATATCAAAAGGCTTCTTTAGTAAATCAACATCTTGACGCTGGTGGTATTCTAAACAAAGCAGATTATGATGTATTACCAGATGATGTAAAACAAGAGGTTAAACCTAAAATTAAAGCTCAAGTTGTTAAGGCTCTTGATATATTATCTTCAGGTGATGAGTCACAAGTTGATACTGCACTTGAGATACTAAATACTTATAAGAGCTATGGAGGTACTAAAGATACTGTAAGTTCTTATATAAACCAACAGAGAGATGTAATAATCAATGAACCAGTAGATACAAAAGATGGTAAGATACCAGCTATTGAAGCTGACGCTCGTGGTGTTGCAATAAGGTTAGCTGATAAGTGGAGTAAGTATCCAAGAGAGCTAAAGGCTTATATTAGTGCTAAAGATAAAGAGATTTATGAGTTATCTACTTTTGTATCAGAGAACCCAAGTTTTGCAGAAGCTTACAGAGAGATTATGTTAAACCCTGACTCAGTACAAGAAGTAGAAAAAACTATAGCTGGTAATCAAGAGTATGCTAAAGCTAAGGCTAAGTTCAATCTTAGTGCTGGTGGTTACGGTAAGGAAGCAGAGGACTATCTACGAAAAGCCTATGTGCTTACAAGAGATGTTAAGAAAGCTGAACAACTTACTGAGAAGATATATGGTCTTCAAGATGTTGGAGGTGATGTAAAACTTAGCCCTAAGTTACTAGACTTAATTACTGTTGAAGGTGATGTTACTGATGAAGTGGAAGTGGCTTTACATAAACAGTTACATCTATTGACAAACAATGCGTATGCAGACTCTCCTGTAGAGATAATTGACATACCAGGAAACAAAACAAAGATAGTGTACCATAAAAAGAATGGTGCTCAGATACCTGTTATTACAACAGATGATAAAATAGCTGCTTTCTTTAAGCAAACAGTCGCAAGTGCATATAAACCTAAGTCGGTTGATGCACAGTTAACAAATTCAAAATATACAGCTGGAGTACCTAATTGGCTTCTACACTAGCTGTAAGGAGGTCAAATGGAAGCTTATGATATATTAAAGGACGCTGAGGGTATTAGAGGTGTAGAACACAAACCTGAACCTGAAGCTCCTACACAGGATTTTAGTGTTAAGGCTGGTGGTAGAGAGGTTACACCTTTTGAGGACCTGATGAACTCTACTACTATGTTTGGTGGTATGGGTGATAAATACACTTTGGAAAAGCAATTTGATGAAGGAGCTGCATATGCTAAGTTAGCTCCATCTTCTCAAATAATGCAAGACTACAAAGAAACTGATGGAGGTTTTATAGACCCTCAAGGTAATGTAGTGACTGAAGAAGAGTGGAACGATATTTACTTTGCAAGAGCTGATGAGAAACTTAACAGCTTGAAACATACACCTATGACTGATGATATGTATTTCAAGGCTACTCAAGATTTACCTAATGAGATTATAGCACAGTTAAATGCTGATGGAAACATAAAGACTCAATATGACTTCGCAAGAAGACTCTATTATATACAAGATAAAGAAAGAGAGAAACAACACGCAGCACAAGATGCTGAATTAGTTGATTATATTGGTATGTTTGTAGCTTCATTAACTGATGTGGACTCTCTTGTAACATTAGGTGCTGGGTCTGCATTTAAGATGACTAAAACTGGTACAAAGGCTATACAATTAGCTGAGAGACATAAGATACTTGCTGGTACTATGATGGGTACATCTCAAGCAGTAATGAGTCAATATGGTTATGACCTGGTTACAGGTACAGAGGCTTCAGACAAAACATATGCTTATACAGCTGGTTTTGGTGGTGCTTTAGGTACAACAGCTGGTTGGTTAAGTCATATTGTAACTAGAAAACCTGAAGGTTCTAACTTTGTAATTAAAAATGAAGATGGCTCAGTAAAAACAGTTACTAAGAAACAGTTATTAGAGCAAGAGATAGGAGCTAAACAAAAAGAGTTAGAAGATGTAATAGCTTTAAAAGAAGAAGGTTTAAAGACTCACGCAGAACTTAAGACTACTTTTGATGATGCTGCTACTCAGAGTGAACACTTCTTGAAACAAAAGAAAGGTTTGGAAACTTTAAAGAGTAGAGAGGATTATCTAGCTAGTGAAGGACATCTTAAAGAAGCTGTTACAAACGCTGAGAAGCTAAAAGTAGTTTATGATAAAGAAACATCTACAATAGCTAAGATGAAAACATCAGTCCAAAACAAACTTAAGAGAGTTTCAGAGGCTTTAGAGTCTAAAATAGCACACAATAAAGCTAGGAAAGCATATGATAAAGCTATTGAGAAAGTTAATAAGGCTAAAGATAGTGCTAAAAACATATCAGGAAACCTAAAGGAACTTAACAAGAAACTTAAAGGTTCTCAGAAGCTATATGGTAAGAAGCCTAATGCAAATTTACTAAAAAGTATTGAAGAGCAGAAAGCTAAAATACAAAACTTAGAAGCTAAACTTAAAGAAGTTACTGCAATAGCTAAAGCTAAACCAGAATATGTTAGACCTATGAAGGATGTTTCAAAACATAGAGAAGATATAAAGAACCTTAGGTCTGAGTTAGAAGCTGCTGATAAAATGCAAAAAGATTTAGATAAACAACATAAGGCTGATGTAGATGCTCTATTGACTAAAGCTGAAGTCAAAGCTAAAGATAGTGCGAGATTATCTAGTAAAATAGGTAAGAAACTTAAGAGTTTAGATTATAGTTACAACCAATTAGCAGAGAAACAGGCTTTATTACAAGCAGAGCTAAAAGAGCTAAAAGCTGGTAACATAGATACATCAAAATATGAACGAGAAGTTTTAACAGCTAAAGGTAAACTTGAAC